CGGTCATAGCAGTTTCACTTGCGGCTACGGCGGTCATAGCAGTTTCACTTGCGGCTACGGCGGTCATAGCAGTTTCACTTGCGGCTACGGCGGTCATAGCAGTTTCACTTGCGGCTACGGCGGTCATAGCAGTTTCACTTGCGGCTACGGCGGTCATGCCGTCTGCATAATCTGCCGGGTTAATACCCGCCAGATCACACACCGCAGGCGTCAGCACGCCATCGGTGCAGGCGACGAGTGTCGCCCATGCAGACTGGTTGCTCTTCACAATATCAAGCGCAGTCTTGGTGCGGAAGATTGCCGCCACAGCCGGAGAATTGGCGGCAACCGCGTTCATCGCGGTAGCGCTTGCGGCAACCGCGTTCATCGCGGTAGCGCTTGCGGCAACCGCGTTCATCGCGGTAGCGCTTGCGGCAACCGCGTTCATCGCGGTAGCGCTTGCGGCAACCGCCGTAATGTCCCTGTATGCATCACAACTCTGTCCTGCCAGAGTTGCGATCCATTTTCCGGCGCTTACCGCGCCTGCGCCTGCGGCACGGGCCATTACTGGATCGTGCAGGATTTCCAGACAACGGGCGCTGTCCGAATACATCGCGTCCTGGCTTTCCGCGCCCGCCTCGTAAATGCTGCCCAGAAACGTCTGTACCGCTTTGTCAATATACGGCGAAGCCGCAAGCAGCGCATACAGTTCCTGTGCGTTTTTATCCGGCTTGTCCGGCTCGTAGCCGAGCACAACCGCAACGCCGCCTGCATTGCTCACAAACGCCTGTGCCTGTGCCCTGCTGGCAAGGATGGTGCGCAGGCGGTGTACGCTTTTTCGGTAGTTATCCTTAAACTCATGCGAGTAAGAACTAAAATCCTGCTGAATCTTCTTGAGCATTACTCGTCACCTCCAAACTCAATAGCGATATAATCCATTTCGATCTTCTCGTCCGTTGTAACTGTGCCGTATGTCGGCAGCGTGATTACCGGCAGCGTCACGCCGGAAACATAGGTGATCTGACTGTGACTGGGCGAAGTGCCGGTATCCGAGCCGATATAGCCGGTCGCGGTCGTCACTGTGCCCTCTGTCACGCTGCCGTCCTGCATCTGCGGCTTGCGCACGCAGTACAGGAATCCATCCTTGCTCACGTTCTTAATCTCGCAAAAACCGTTAAATTCCTTCGGTGTCACCGTCAGGACCGGCACGCCCTCGAACGGATGGCGGAACTTGAACGTGTTCCAGCCCGCACCGGCGTTGATAAAGCGGCCGGTCTCCATTGTGTAATCGTCCAGTTCGTTGGTGCTGCGCGCCGGTTCTGCCGCTTCAATCATGTCAAGCACATCCTGCGCCAGTCGATCGGCGGTCACGGCCTGCAGGGCCAGCTTGATGGTAGTAACGCCGTAGTCCGGGATAATACCCGCCGTTACATCGTCGATCTGCCTGCGGATTTCCTCAAGCGCCGCCTGCACCGTCACGCTCGTCACGCCCTTGAACGGCGTAATGCCGACCCTGCCCGCGCCCTCGGCGGATTTTACAGCATTGATATACCGCACAAGGTTAGCCTGCAGCTGCTCGAGCGCCGCCTGCACGGTGTTTGCGTTCACGCCGTCAAACGGCGTCATACCGACGTTTCCCGCGCCGTTCTCCTTTACCTCTCTGCGGTAGTCCTCAAGGTTCTTCTGAATGCTCTGCAGCTGCTCCTGCACCGTGCCGCCGGTCACGTTGGCAAACGCAGCAGCGCCGATCTGTCCGGCGCTGTTTGCGGCCTGCAATGCCTCGATCAGCTTGTTAAGCATCTCGATAATAAGCAGCGGAAGCAGATCGAAAACCTTCTTGTTTTCCTCAGCCGATCCGGTCAGCGCGTCCGGCTGGCTCTGCACGCCGGTCTCCGCCGCCTTTTCGGCCGAAATTTTGCTTTCATCAAACGTCATGTCCTCACCTCACTGTCTCTTTGCGTACTTTGCGATAAAGTACCGGATGACCACTTCGTGTACGCCGAAGCCCTCGTCCACCGTGTCGGACTGCAGAATGACCTGAATCGCCTTCCAGCCCTTTCGTTTGAAAAGAAACGGGATAATGGAGTTGACCACCGTTCCGAACGGAAACCGTTCAAAGCCGATATAATGAAAATTCAGCCGATCCGCTGTCACGCGCTTCATGAGCGTTCCGTGGTCAGTTTCGAGTCTTACCCAAATCTCAACCGCACTGCGCGTGTACGCCTTGAGGTGGACGCCGCTGCCGCGCTTGGGCATGGTTTTCAGAATCATCGGCGTGTTCATCGTGTCGAGCTTGGTAGCCCACTCGGTGTGGATGGCCGCGCCGTCGTCCGAGAACGCGTTCATCATAATGTCATTGTTCTCGTCTACCAGATCGTCGTTGAACCGGCAGACCCTGCCGTCCTCGGTGCCGAAATACAGCGCCTGCTCGTGCGAGCAGAGAACCTTTGCAGGCACGTTCTCCCAGTAGTACCACTCATAACCATTGTCTGCCTTGTCCTGGTTGCCGTCCGCGACATAAGCGCGTCCGTCCACGACAAGAACATACCACCCGCGCCAGCAGGCGGCTACAGCGTCCGCAAGTCTGCGCTCCTTGCACAGCTTGGGGTTGACACGCCTCGACCGGCAGAATAACTGCCGCACCTGCATGTTGTTGTAATACGTCGTAGTCGGCGCATATACGCCGCGCGGACTGAGATACAGAGGATCATCATTCAGGTTTGCCGAGGAATACTTTGCAATCGCACCGTATCCGGGCACGCCCTCTTTCAGCGGAAAGGTTGCCACATCGTTCAGCATTGCTCCCGAGTGGTGCCAGATCGTGCCCTCCTGCCGGTTGTCCTTCTTGATGAGCAACAGCTCGCCCTGCGCCTTGAGATAGCACATTATGGGGAAATCGCTCGAACCCACGACAGAATAGTTAATGTCAGGGAAATATGTCGGGTCGGACAGGCCGGAAAACCATTCCATAGCCGCGTGCTCCTTGTTGCCGGAAATAAAAACGCGGTTGCTGCTGCCGTCCATGCCGTAAATCGCAAAGATGGTGCAGCCGAGGATCTTCTTCCGGTCCTCGGTGGTCTTGGCAAACTTCACTTCAAAATTGGAGATACCGGCGTTCTCCGGCGCGCTCGGTGCTGTCTCAAACGTCACCGTGCCCTTCTCCGCATCGTAGCTTTTCACAGTAATTGCACTGCCGTTTAGATAGGCCGCCGTCGGCGTGCAGTCCTTGTCAATGCCGGTCACGTCCAGCTGATAGGTCGTGCTTGTGCCGTCTCCGATAAAGCGGTTCTTGCGCCACTTGCACAGCATATTAACGTTTTCGTAGGTCTCGCCGCCGCCTGCCGCCTTGCGCTGATAGCTGGTCAGCGGACAGTAGGCGTTATCGTCTGTCGCGTGTACGGCGGTTTTGCCGTCATAAACAACGTAGTGCTCGCCGGTCAGGATGAACAGCTTGCCGTGCATGTAAAAGCCCTGGCTGCGGCCGCCGCTGTTCAGCTTGTCCAGCAGCTCCTTGCGGCTGTCCTTTACTTCCTTGTAGTCTGCATCGAGCTTTACGGCATACAGTTTGCTGCCTGCATGGACGATGAGCGTCAGGTTTTCCTCGTCATTGTCGTTCTCATAGGGAAAAATACCGGCGACAGGAACAGCCTTGCCGTCCGCATCGGTAAACCGCAGCAGCGTGCGCCATCCATAGCGCCGCTCGGGAAAGCCGCCCTCGTCTGCGATAACGTTCACCGCACGCGGCGAGCGTCCATCGTCGATCTGGGTCTCGTCGGTGGAGTAGTCCAAACCCTTAAAGCGCTTATAGTGCTTGGTGCCTTCCTCGGATTCCGTAAAATCCGGCACCGTAACCTTACGCGGCATAGCTTACTCCTCCCCGTAATCCGGCACAGCGGGCGCAGCGTCCTCCAGTGCCGAAACGAACTCGTTCCGGAACATCACGCTTTCTGCCTTGCGGTTCTCATCGTCAAACAGCAGTGCCGCCGCCAGTCCCCACGGCAGCGCAACGCGCGTGATCCGGTCATCCCAGTCGAGCGCCGTGCTGTCAATCGCCGTGACTTCCGGCGTGCTTGTCAGTTCCGCGTCACCGCGCTGTGCGCGAATGGCGTTCTCGTACGGCATCGCCTCCACAAGCAGGCTGTCAAGCAGTGTCGGCGAGTAGCTGTCAAAGTCAACGTCCGTTCCGGGCGCTTCAATAATTTTCGCCAGTGCCAGCGTGTAAATGCGTTTAATAGTCGTCGCCACGCTCTCACCTCCTAACAAACAGAGGGCGGGCAGCCGCCCGCCCTCCTGGGTCTTTACTTATCCGTAGCCTCAGCCACATCCGAAGTCAGCTTGCCGCCCTTGCCGAACGCAACCACGCGGATGGTCTCGCCCGCCTTGGTGGCAACCGTGCCGCCGGTGGCGACCGTCTTGCGGTTTGCCGAGAAGCGCGGATCCGAGCCGTCCAGCGTGTACCAGATTTCGTCCGCACCTGCCGCCGTAACGGTCGCACTGTGCGAAGCGATCGCTACGGTGCACGCCTGCTGGCTTGCCGCCTTAGCCACAACGACAACCGAATCCGCACGGCTGGAAAGCACAAACAGATCGTAAATCTGACGGCCCTCAACCAGAGAACCGGAAACGCCGGGGGGATCGGTGTGGATTTTGGTATCGTCAATGGTATACGGGAACGCAAGCGCCTGCTCGTGAATTGCAAGCATATAAACGTCGGTCGGGAACAGTCGGTCGGGAACCTTTACAACCGTAAAGCCCGCAACCTGACCGACAACGCCTGTGGGCAGCTGCTTGCCCGCCAGATTGTCCAGCTTGACCCACTCGTCCGAGAGGATGATCTTCTTGTAGTCACTCACGCGGACAAAAAGGATACGGCCATCATCCGGTACATAGTGATCGTCCATATAGGCGGCAGCATCATAGACGGTGGAGATAATGTCGCTCTTGGTCGGTGCAGCAGAAACGCCCTGAATATGGCCGAATCGTGCAATGCGGCTGAAGCCGTACTTGTCGCCGGTCGGCACGCACTTCTCGGAGATCTGCTGGCGCAGGTACTGGCCGGCCTTGTTGCTGATAGCCTGCTGAGAGCCGTCGCCCTTGTCTACAATGGCGGTAAACGCCTTGTCCTGGGTGATGGTGTACTCGTTTACGATGTCCTGTACATCGTTCGGCACGCCGTAGCGGTCCTTGCCCTCTCGCTTGTAGTCGTTCAGGTCGCTGGTGAGGATCTGGTAAACCTTGCAGGTTTTCTTGCCGATCATGTCAACCTGCGCCTTGCAGTGCGGGCGCAGGAACGAGGTATGGGTATACAGCTTTTCTACAGCTTTTGAATACTGTTCAGTAAGGTAAATAGGCATATTATATTGTCACTCCTTTTACAGTCCCAGCAAGCCGCGCAGGAACGGGTCGCTCGAATCGCTCTCGTTTCCTGCCACACTTCCGGGGCTTGTCTGTCTGTTTGTCTGATTCTTCTCTGCGATCCTGACCGCCTGCTGATTCAGTTCAGCCTGATAGCGCCAGTGCGCGGCAACGGGCGTCATAGCTTCCTGCTGCACCAATTCAAGCACGCGTTTTGGCACTTCCTCGAAACTTTTCACGCCAGAGAGTGAAACATATTCTTCCCACGCGCGTGCATCGGCTTCTTCTCGTGCCTGTTCAACAGTCTGATCAATGCGCTGCTGCATGGCGGTAAGCTGTGCGCGCTGCTGTTCGGCGGCCTGTGCCGCGGCTGCACGCTGGGAAGCCATGCGGCCCTCAGCGATAGCCCGGAGCGCCGCATCCGGGGTTTCCGGAAACTCTGCGCGACACTTCTCAATTTCTGCCGAAAGCAGCTGCTCATTGCGTGCGCCCTCCAGCTGTTCAAGGTACTGCTGCCGGTTCATGCCAGCGGCCTCGGCGTACTGATCCAGTACGCGCATTTCCCGCTCGGCCTTGCGGTCATAATTCATGCCCTTCTGGAGCAGTTCGACCGGGTTCGCGCCGAGTGCACCGGTCAGCGCCTGCACTGCGTCTGCCGGCAGCAGGATCTGCTGTCCGTTGTAGACGAGCGGCACGGTCTGCACCGGCTGTTCCACCGTCTCCGGCGGTACTTCGCCGCCCTCTGGCGGCTGATTCTCCGGTTCTTCCTGCTGCTCTTCGGCGCGCTGGTTTTCCGCGCCGTCCTGCACGATTTCCTCGTTTCCCTCGTTCGTGCCGCGCTGGTCTTCCGCGTCACTGCCTTCGAGGGCAGCGAGAAATTCGCTCTCGTCAAAACCGTCCATGTCCGCGCCGGTATCGTCCTCAGCAAAATACTGCAGGCCGATGAGATTGCGAACGGTTTTTCCGTCCGTAGAATTGCTGGTTTTCCAATCCATATAGACTTTCCTTTCTTTATCGCAACAGCCGTATCGAAGGCTGATTGCTTCATTTTTATAACTAGCAAGTGCTGGTGCTCTCGTTTTATCGCCGCACGGCGGCGGAATAAGGTTAGAGGCCTACAGGCTTCCAATCCATAAGACAAATCCTTTCTGTGAGTATGTTTCCTGCACTCCGGCGGACGCACCGCCGTTCCGTAAGCAGTGCACCCACCCGTTTTCATAACGCTACATCAAAAGAGGTGAAACCCGGGCGAGGGCGATATGGCAAAACACCCACGCCCGCCGCAGTGCAGGAGATCGTAATGTACTTCCGGCGCTCGGACGGACGCCCTCGACCCGAACGAGGGTGCCCGCCATCAGAAAGAAATAAGTGGAATCAATGGGGCGGGTGAGGTCAGCTCCCGCCCGTCCGAACGCCGGAACAGGGGTGTTACTATCTCGTGGGGTCCTCAGTTTCCACGCAGCAGCCGCCCTCTGCACTCTCCAAATCATGTAAAAGGCTCTTAATGCAGAAACCGAGGTCAATCCCCTCGTACTCTGCACGAACTTCCATCGCGTGCAGATAATTACCCATGTGAAATTGCTGCTCAATCAGCAAATCAAGCGGACAGTCCGGCGTAAAATCCAGATTGTGAGCTTCTGCTTTAACAAGCATCTTGCGCAGCTTATTATAGCGGATATTTGTTTCCAGGAATTCACCAAGGAAACGATCCTTATAGTCAGTGCTCTCCGTCAGAGGTGCTACATCTTTCAGCGTCAAATCTTCAAAGGTTTTCATGCCGTATCTCCCTTCTTAAAACCGAAACTTCCGGTCCGTCACCTTGGTGAACTTCGCCTTCTGCGTGTTCAGCTCCTCCTGCATCGCACCGAACATGGCCTCAACCTGCTTGTCGGTGTACTCATACGAGCTGGCCGCCAGATGGCCGATCATGCTAATTGCCTTGCACGCGCGGGAAACGCGCGGCTCTGCCAGTCTTACAAAGCGTTCCGCCTTGCTCTCATTGTTGTTATCCATTCATTAAACCTCCCTGCTGTAATGCCTGCTGCATGCTGGTCTGCTGCTGCACACGCTTTGCAGCCTCCACAAGTCCCTCCTGATCCTTAACCGAGCCTTCCGGCATGCGGCTGAGGAACTCAACCATATTGGGCATAACACCCGCCGTCTGCAGATTGTTAAGCGTAGATACCTGCAGAATGCGGCTCCAGTAGCTTGCCTCGCCGATATGAATATTGAGGTCAAGCGCCTCCACCGGAATCGCGCCGAAGTCGAACATCTCCACGCGGGTCTGCTCCTGCGTGTCACCGGTTTCCGGGTCTGTCGCCTCGTCCGTGATCTTGACCTGCCGCATCCCGTAATAGGCGTGCATCATGTCGATCAGCACCCGCTCGTAGTCCTCGACAAACTGATAATAGGCGATCTTGGTCAGCGCGAGCGGCGCGGCGTTCGCGGTCTGTACCGCTACGATCGCACTGCTGTTCTCCGGGTTCTTCACGTTGCCGAGTGCGGCATCGTTCGCGCCGGCTACACTCTTGAGCGCATCCGTCATGGTGGACGTAATACCCGTGGCCTCGGTTGGAATCGGCATCGAGCCTGCAACGCCGGTCAAAGCGTCCTTCACATCGCCTGTCACTCCGATAGAAATCGCATCCGGGTCCCAGCCCTCGGGAAACTTGTTCCGGTTGTAAACAAGTTTCGGCATCGCATTATTCCGCAGCATGAGCGCAAGTGCCGTCCACTGCTTGTTGATTTCAATCTGCGTGTTGATCAAGGGCTTGATCTCCATCACGCCGTGATAGCAGTTCTTCCGCGGCTTCCAGCTCATGTACGCGACGGGATACAGCGTCATTTCGGTTGCCACATCCTGCTCGATCATCACACGCCCGCAGGAGCGGCAGTAGTGTACCCTGCCGTCCTCGCTTTTCCAAAACCGCACCAGCTCGTTGCCGAGACTGTCGCTGTTATTCTGCTCGTCATCGCCCTTGTACAGGCCGTCGGACTCGCCCTCAATGGTCTCCCATTCCTTGCAGCCGAGCCGCTTCGCGTCCTTGCGGATTTCGGAAACCGGACGGCGGCGCACAATGATAAGGTAAGGCTGCTCCTGCACGTTGGAATTGCTCGGATTGCCGAACAGAATGTTCGTGTTCATCACCTGCTCGGCGCAGATCTCACCCTGCACCCCGCCAAAACCGGACTGTTTGCTTGCATCAAAGTAGAAATACAGCGCCGCGTCACCATCCACGCAGGCGTCGCGCAGCACCATGTGGTGCTTACTTTTCAGCTTGGTGCGCTCCACCACGCGGTCAATGCTCTGCTCAAGGATTTTCGCCGCATACTCGGCCTGCTCATCCGGAAGGAACGGCTCAACCTCCTGATCCACATCGTTCGAGACGATCTGCGCCACCTTGTAATGCACGATCGGATCCAGCACGTTCATCGTGATCGGACGCAGGTTCTTGCTCTTGAGCCCTTCCCACTGCTTTCCTTCCACAAAGTTCTCGCACTGCTTGACGTTCTCGTACAGGCCGAGGCCTGTGTTGTACTGCACACCTTTTTCGTACTCGGCCTGTATCCTGTCAGCCGTGAGCGTGATTTTCTGCTCATTCATCGCTTAAATCCTCCTGCCCGTGGGCGGTGCCGTCATAGCGCAGCAGATTGTTTACCTCACGCATAATGCGGCCCTCGGTGCTCAGGCGGTACGCCTGCTCCTTGAGAAATACCTCTTTCCAGTGCTCTGCGGTCTCCCGCTCGGTGATGAGCGCCTCGTTCAGCTTGCGGCGCTCCTGCTTGAGGCCGTCCACCTCGTTGCGGGCGCTCCACATCGCACTGATTGCGGCGTCATGTGCATCCTTGGCGAGATCCAATTCTCCCTGCAGATCCTTGTACTTCCTGCGCTCGGTCTGCAGCTCCTGCCGCAACCGGCTGGCCGTGTCCTCACTCTCCCGCAGGGCGGTCTCCACCTTGGTAATGCGGTCCGCAAGCTGAGCGCGTGCCGCTTCCTCAGTATGCAGGCGCTCCTCCATCGTCCGGGCGGTCAGCTGAAAGGATTCCGCTTCCACGGTCTTTACCCGCAAATCCGCGCCCAAGCGCTTGGCGTTTCGGGTCTGCACAGCAGCCAGAAAAGCACACATCGCCGCAACGGCACTAATAGCTAAATACATTTCCCATTTCCTCCTCAGTTGATAGATAATCCTCGTCTCTTACTCTCGGCAGTTCCGCAGGCAGCGGGCATCCATCGCAGAAATACCGGATCGCGTCCGGTCCGTGCGTCAGCTCGTGCGGCTCGGTTGCCGTATCGTTAGGGTTCTTCTCGTCGTGCTGCAAGCCCGGCAGTGTGCGAATGAGATTCAAGCAGGTATCAAAAATCTGCAATTTCGGTCTGAGTGTACCATCCACATCGGGCACAGGCTGCAGCCGGCGCTTGAGCTCGTACCATCCGGCCACACGGCCGTTGCTCACCTTGGAGAGATACAGACCGTACTCCGCAAACAAGTCGGATACGCTCTTGCCGGTCTCCTGCCGCCTGTTCCACAGGTCTTTTGGCGCGAACCATGCCGTGATATCGTCATTACAGTTTGCGTTCAGCAGTCGCTTGGCCGCCTCCGGGATGATAAGGTCGGGCTGGTAAACCTCACGGTAAACCACCGCATAATCGTTCTCATCCACCGCGATCCAGTACGCCGCCAGCATGTCGAGGCCGTAGTCGATCGCAACATACCGTCTCCACCATGCCGGAATCTCAAACGGACGAACAACGTGCAGCTCCCGCTTGAACTCGGTGAAATACTGTCCGACGTAGTAATCCCAGTTGCCCTCACGCAGTGCAATGTAGATTTCGCGCGGCAAGTTCTTCATGCGTTCCTCATACTGCGGGTCTTTGGAAAGCAGAAACGGATTGTCCTCCAGCTTGGCCGGAATAAACAGCCGCGTGCCGCCTTCGCAGCGGTGTACCTGCATCGGTGCACCAATGTCGATAAACCGGCTCTTGGCGTTGGTGTGTCCCACGCTGCCGGGGTTGGCGGTGGATTTGACGTGTCTTGGAAACGGTCTCGTGCCGCGCACGCGAGAGATCATATAGGTGTACATGCTCTTGGTGAAATGCGTCATCTCGTCGAACCGGATCACGTCATACTCGGCGGACTGGTACTGCTGCACATCGCCCTCGGTTGCAATGTATCCCATCTCAATGGTGGAGCGGCCAACCTTCCAAATGTGCTTGCTCGTGTTATAGCTGGCAACACTGGCCGGATACAACTCCATCGTCTGCGGCACCATGGAGCGTTCCAACTCCTTAAATGTGCGTCGGAGGATCAGCTGTCTGCTGCCCTGATACCGCAGCGCGTATACAAGAGCGTCCAGCGCCTGAATAAACGTCTTGCCGCCGCCGGCTGCACCGCCGTAAAGAACTTCGAAAGCATCCGTGTCCATAAACAGCTGCTGTTTCGGCGTGATCTGAAAATCAAGATTCATCGCTAACCGCCTTTGCCGGATCAACAAGCGTCAGCTGCAGGTTGATCTCCGGAGCCGCTTCTTCCTTCTCAGCCAGATGGGACTCAAGCGTTTCCTGTCTTGCCGCAACATCCTTCATGGTTCCGGCCAGCTCGCGCAGGCCGACGCCGGTATAGTCGCTTACAACGTTTCTGAGACTTGCCACCTCGGCCTCGCTCAGCGCAATCACGCCGTCCTTGGCCGCTTTTTCAAGCACCGCCAGACCATCATTGATGGTCCGGGTGTCCTTCGCGGCGGCCTCAGCCTTGCGGTCGAGCGCGCGCAGTACCTTGTCACCGATCTTCTCGCACCGGGCGATCTGCTTGCGGCGTATCTCCCGCCTTGCAGACACACCGTCCTCATCACTCTCGTTCTGGGTATGTACCCAGTCAGATAACGTAGACTTCGGAATGTCCAAACGCACCGACGCATTGGTGATGCTCACGCCGGACGCAATCAGTGCCAGCGCCTCGTCTTTAATTTTCTGGTCGTACTTGCTCCCGCGCTGCTGCATCCAATCACCTCCCGCGCGTGTCTTGTTTTTCTGGATTTAAGTATAATCGGGAAAAACGGACAAAACGGACAACTTTGTTCCGACAGCAAAAAAGCGCCCAGACGAGCCTCACAGCCCGCCCAAGCGCTTGTGTTTTCAGTCATTCTGTTTTGCAATGAATTCCCGCTCGTACTCCTTCTGCAGCCGATCCAGTGTCGGCCTGCTGATCCCGTTTTCCCGTGCGATCGTTGCCTTGCTCTTGTGCCGTGTTACCCAGTTGTGATATGCACCAGCAATATCTTCAATCTCCGTCTTTTTCCTGCCCTTGTACTTGCCCTCGCGCTTTGCAATCTCGATTCCCTCCCGCTGACGTTCCAGCATGTTTTCCCGTTCAAACTGATTGATGATTGCAATAAAGCCGATCATCGCACGCCCCATAGGGGTCATGGTGTCAAAGCCCTCCTTGTTGCTTTTCAGATGGATGCCGCGTTCCTGTAAATCCTTGGTCAACGTCATCAGGTCAGCAACGCTTCGGCTGATACGGGAAAAGTCGTGGATGTAGATTGTATCGCCCTCTCGGGCATAGTCCAGCATTTCCCGCAGCTTCGGGCGGTTCATATCCTTGCCGCTCACCTTCTCGATAAACCACTTGTCAATGTCATACTGCTTCAAGGCTTCCACCTGCCGCGCCTCGTTCTGTTCCTCAGTCGATACGCGCACATACGCTAATTTTGCTCCGTTTGCCATGTTATCCACTCCTTGTTGATGTTTTGTAAAGTTGTATTCTTGACTTTGCTTTACAACTGTAAAACAAAGCGGAAAACCATGTTATTTTTACGTTTTTCGGTGCTCCTGCACACCTGCCCATTGGGGCATGTTCTATTTTTACACCGCAGGGCACAGCAAAGCGGACGGGGTGCATGCGCGTCACCCAATCCGCAGGTATCGCTCCACGAGCTTGCGCGGTCCGCTCTCATCCGCATACCCCATCCGCCGGGCGCACTCGCTCCAGCTCTTGCCGTCCAGATACCGCAGCCGCAGCGCACGCCGCGTCATAGAGTCGGAAACGCTGTCGATCCACTGCCGCACCGTGTCGCGCTCATCCTGGCACTCGGCCTCAATGGCCTGCAGCCGATCCCGTTCCGCGTCCAGCGCATCCCGGCCAAACAGACAGCCGACGCCGTAAGTCTCCTCGATCCGCTTGTGGTGCCGCGCCTCCCGCGCAAACCGTTCTCTTTCTTCTTCCAGTTCACAGACCAGGCTTTCCACCTGTTTTAATCTGTCTTTTGTCATTGTGCCGTACTGCACCTCCTGCCGCGCAGATTTCCCGCCTTACTGCCGTCACCGTTACGCGCTTCCGCGCGCTCCGTCCTTTGATGGAGTACAAATAGTAATGCGATTACACTCTGTATTCATTCGTCCGAACCTCTCCGATAAACCGCAGGGGAATTGTTAGACCCCCTACAAGGCTGTCAGGCGGACCCGGCCGCCGATATCTTAAACTTTTCTTTGCCGTCTCCTGCGCAGCCGTTCCCACGGATCGGGAGCAGCCCTGCGCCGCTGTATCTGCCACCATGCGCTAAACGCCGCCTGGTTGTAAATGCGGCCGACCATAACCTCATACCTGCCGAACTCGTTCGCGTTCTGCACATGTTCGATGATTTTCACGCCGGGCGGCACTTCGGCCTCCTCCTCCTCGCCCAGTCTGAGCCGCACCGGCTCGGCGGGCGGCGTGAGATTGCGGCTGGTGGAGTACCGGCGGGCGCCCTTGCCCTTGTGGCTGTCCTCCTTGAGCAGATAGATGGCTGTGTCCTCAAAAAAGTCCGCGCCCTCGCGCAGAGTCCGCACATCGGCCAGACCGGAAGTCCAGCACTCGCGCACCACCTCGGCCAGCCGCACATCGGCCGCGCCGCTGAGGATCAGGTGATGGTGCAGCCGCACCGGCTCGCCGTCCATGTCATGTTCTTCCGTTACCGCTATGTACTTGTATGTAAGGCCAATCTTCGCATACGCCTTTTTCATCTTCGCATGGAATTTTTCCAAGGCACGCGCCCTGGAAGCCTCCGGCGCATACGTCAAGCACACAAACAGATCCCGACCGCTCACAAAATTGGCGTTGATCAGCTGCATCAGCCGCCACTTGCGCTGCCGCCGGTTGATCTCCTGCTTGGCCTTCTCGGTTGTCCGCCGTCTGCCCGCCCTCTGCCTGGGCGACATGCCCGGCATCGTGCCCATGGAATATAAACACATCTGATAGAGCGCACCGTTGCACTCCTGTTTTTGATATAACATAAAAATCCTCCGTCCATTTCGACTCATGCATCTGCAAATGAACATATAAAATGTAAAGCCAGACCAAGCCAGCCCTTCACGGGCTGGCTTTCTCTTTTCCGTTTTTCATCTTCCAAATCTTCCGCGCCTCAGCCACGAAAACCTTTCGATAATCGCGCTCATACGCGCCGAAGCCGTAAGTAACCACAGCCGCCGTCATGCAGTTGATCAGCTCGTCCGCTGTCAGACCGTGCTCGGCAGCATTCCGAATAAACTCACGCATTTCATTATCCGGCGGCCTGCCGAAGTTGCGGCGATAGTGGGAATCTACAAGATGTACGGTTTCAAGTTCGGTCCGTTCCTCCATTTGCACCGCCCTCCACAAGGTCAAAAAGCGTGTTCTCGTCCAGATCGCGCAGCTCGAGCTGCCCATCCACGCAGCGCAGCTTGAGCATCTCCTTGACCTCGCCGTTAGACTTGTTTTTCTGCGTAATGGCTGAGGTAACATTGTAATCAAAATGGGTCTTGTTGGTTTCGTGATAGATACCGTTCTCGTCTTGCTCTCCCACGTTCCAAAGCTCCACATTAACTTTGAGTGTTACACTGCCCTCGCTCAAGCCCTGCCGCAGCAGGGTATTCAGAACATCACGCAGCTTCGTATCGAACAAATCGACCGCATCATTGAAGATTCCGCCGCGCAAGCTCACCTCGTGTCTCATTCGCCTGCACCTCCTCCCGAATCCGCTTCAAGGTTTTCTGCACGCCCGCGTGGCGCGAAACCTTGAAATCAGTTTCCAACCCGAAAAGGGCGATAACCTGTTCGGCGACATTGAAAACGTCCGCCAGCTCGGCGGCCAGATGCTCGAGCCGCGCCTCCAGATCACGCTTTTTGCCGCCCTGCTCGTGGAAGCTGAGCAGCATCAGCACCTCGCTTGCGGCACTCACGGCCTCGCCGAGCTCCTCCATCAGTTTGCATACCTGCTTCTCCTCGCCGTAGTACCGGGCGATTTCGAGCAGCTTTGCAGCTCTCTTTGCGTTCATGTTTTTCTTTACCTCCTTGTAGTTGTCGGGAAAATCCCGAATCTCAAAATCAATGACGGAAAAATCGAGCAAATCCTGAATTTTCATCATGCCAGCCCGTCGCCTCTCTCTTTCAGCCATTTCGCAATGACTGCCGCGAACTTCTCGCAGGCGGCCTCGTCCGTCTGCTCCAGCTCACCGAGCGCCTGCTCGAGCCGTTCGACCAGTCCGCGCACCTCGCCAAACAGAAAATTGACCTTGTGCGCCGCAGGGTTCTTCACCTTGTCCAGCTTTTCCTCAGCCGCGCGGGCGCGTTCCTCAGCAGCCCTGGCGGCCTCGGCGTTCTCCTCGCGTACCTTGGAGCGGATTTCCTCCAGCTCGTCCTCAGTCAGCTCATGCACTTCCGCAGGCTTGTCCTCGATAGCGTCAAGCTGCTCCTGCAAATCTTCAATTTTCGCCTTGGCCTCGTCGCGTTCTTTTTCCGCCTGTTCCAGCTTTGGCCGCAGGATGTCGCACGCACTCTGAACACCCTCCAGCGTGCCCTCGGCGGTGATCTTCGCCATTTCAGCCTTTTCCGCCTCCGCCTTGGCTTCGTCCCGCTCCTTGACCAGCGCCGCAATCTCGCGGCTCGACATGCTCGGCAGATCGTTCTCTTCCGCAAGCTCCTCGCGCTCCTCCTCGGCCATGCCGAGCAGCGGCAGAATCTGCGAATAGGATAACTGCCCAAAGGCATCCGCCGCCGTCTTTCCGGTAAGGGATACCTGCCCGCCGCCGAACTCGCGTGCAATGCGCATATAGTTCTGCGCGGTACTGGGCTTGTAGCCCAGCTTGTCCGTCAGGTACGCCGTCCACTCGCCGGAGGGCACCATCTGCTTGGCCTCCTCCAGCCGCGTGCCGATCTGGATAACCGATTCCAAAAAGACTTTCCGGGCGTTGTCCCGGATCATCGTGATTTCGGCGGTTACGATCTCGATCGACCGTACCGCCACCGCATTCTCGCTCATTTAAGCTGACCTCCTTATCATTTTCGTGACCTCGCGCAAATGTGCGAGATACCGTTCCATAAACTCCGCCGCCTCCGACGTCCGCGTGCGGTTGTGCGCGGCATAGCACTGACGACAGACAAGCGTTTTCGGGTCAATTTCCACCGTGTGCCACGGCTTGCGCGGTTCGCTGCACCGGCGCAGCACCATGATGATGGTCTTGCCGTCCGCGTGCCGGTTTGCATAGCCTGCAACGCAGTTGTTCTGTTCCTCGCCCTCGCGCACGATTTCCTCTGCGCTGTCGATCGGGCGGATAAACATCCCGCCCCACTTCCATCTCATCCACTGCAGTAAATGCCGCTGTGTGCGGAATTTCTCATTTTTCCCGCGGTTCAGAATCCGCCGTTCCCGCGCGCTCAATCGGGCGTGCGCCTCATGCAGATCATGCGGCAGCTTGTCCGCGTTCGGCGCAAGCCGTTCCAGCTGAGCCTGATAGTCGGCAAACTCACGCATCACCGCCGACAGACCCAGGTCAGAGCGCTTCCGCTGTTTTTCAATGTACTTCCGCAGTTCTGCCGCCGTCACGCCGCAGCGCTGCGAAAACGCAGCGACATCAAACATCGCCGTATCCGCCGCCCGGGCGAACGAAAGGCTTGCGGCATCTGCGCGCGCCGCGCCCGCCCGTTTCAAGCAGCTGTATTTCGCCGCAGTTGAAAGCGTTTCGTTGCGGAGCAGCCGCACTTCTGCCTTGCCGAGTCCGCGGAACAGCTTTTTCGGCTCCTTCGCCCGCAGGTTTACCAGTCGGCGGAAATAATCGCCGCCGCCCTGCTCGCGATCCCGCAGCCAGCGGCCGAACCCCATCCTCCACAGGTATTCCACCGCCGGATATTTGCAGTAAAGCGCCAGATACCCGGTCAGATCGTGCAGCACAGCGAATGCCTCGGTAAGCTGGCTGTACCGCAAAGCGCTTGCCGCAAGCTCCTGCTCACTCGGCAGCACCCAGAAATCATCCCGGCGGCCGCCGCCCATGTCGTACCAGTGCCGGAACGTGCAGTTTTTCCGCAGCGCCCAGCCGTCATACTGCCAGCTCCACTTTTTCGCACCGGCGGCAGAAAAGACATACCGGCAGTATTCAAACGCAGTGTATTTCTCTATCAGGAAATACGGATACATCCGCACCTGGCAGGAGGTCAGCCACAGCTCGCCGTGCGCGCCGACCTGAAAAAAGTGAAACGCGAATGATACTTTGCGCAGCGCCGCCGCATGATCGTTTGCCGCCCACCGTTTGGGCGTAACGTTCCTGCCGCAGCGCGGGCACATTCTCCATTTGCTCGCCGGGCCTGCCGTATGCGGCTCAGTAAACCGTTCCCGGCAGGCGGTGCAAAAACATTCATACCGCCGGGTGTAGCTGTCCGGAATAAAAAAATCCTGCTCATCTCCGGCGTACAGACGGAAAAACAAAAATTCCTCGTGCCGAACGTTCTCTGCGATAAGATCCTGCAGCGCCCAGCTGTCAATCGGCGGAATATCGTTGACATCAAACACATTCCCGCCTCCTTACAGCAGATCCATAAGGTCCAGTGCGTCCGGCTCAGCCGTAAGCGCTTGGGATTCCTGCTTGTCTGGCTCCGACTCTGCCGCGGCACCATCTAATTTGATTTTATAAAAATCTGCAACAACACGAATAACCGGATTCTCCGGGTCAAAGCGATTGCACATACAGCCCCAGAAACCGCCCTTCTGATGCTTCTGCGCATACGCCCGAAGCGCCGCGAAGCACTTGTCAAAGCTCATCTCCGGATTATCGAGGTCAGCCGCAATCACCTCTGCGGCGTGCTCGTCCGCCTGGGCAATCATCAGTACAACTTCGCCCATCTGGCGGGCGTTGTCCTTGGCGGCGTCCACTGCCGCCTTGATCTTATGTAAACTCATCTGATAGCCCTCGTTTCTCGCAAGTGTTCGCGTACTGTTCTCATGTTTCGTTTGGTTGCCTTCGCAACCTCGCGCACGGACAGGCCGGAAGCAAACAGCCGCGCCATTTCGCGTACTTCCTCATCCGTCACGCGCGGAACGGGAGCGGGCAGCAGTCCGCGCGTGCGCAGACGCGCCGCAACAGTAGCTTTGCTGCGTCTTGCCATCTCAGCGATATCCGCAACATTTTTGCCGGCTTTATACCATTCGCACCATTGGTCTACGTCCGCGTCGCTGGCCGGACCCTGCACGCCTTTCTGCGGCGTACACAGTTCAGGCACAAAAATGCCTGTCGGCACCTCGCTGCACAACCCGCGCGCATCGTCCTGCGGCGTAAATACGCATTCGCGCGTGTAATAGGTGCAGTGGTCAAACAGACTGTAATGCTCGGTCTCCTGTATCTCAAACCGGCCGCGCGGGTGTCTCCAGATAACCCGCGTCTTTTCTTTTTTTCGCATATTGTTCCTCCTGGCGCGCCTTGAAAATGGCGCTTTCAATTTCTTTCTTTTTTTCCCATACGTCCGGCAGCTCGGCAAACGGCTGACAGATCGGGTACGCCCTTCCCTCGTCACCGTAGGTGCCGACAAGGTGATACTCCACCTCGCCGAACAGGGTGCGCTGAACCTCAACGCGCACCCTGTCGATCCGCACCCGCGGCAGCTCGGTCAGCTGGCTGTACGGCTTAATTTCCAGCCCGCTGAATCTAACCATCGTGACCGACCCCGCCGTTCTTCGCGGCCTGCCGGGCTTTCCAGCGCTCGAGCAGCAGCTTGTCAAACTGCCGTTTGCGCTTTGCCTCGGCCTTTTTCTGCATATAGAGCTCCTCCATCGCCAAATCCGTGGCAATGCGCCGAACCATCCGCCGCTGCTCCTTGGTTTCTTTCCAGTTCGGGTGCTTCATCGGATCTGCCTCATAAAGTCCGCACGCCAAACCGCACGGTCGAGCGATTCGCGGGCAGCACGGCGGGCCTCAGCCTCCTGCCGCTGGCGGCGGCGCTTGCGATAGATCATGCTTGCCCGGCAGTACGCCAGGCACAGCGCCATCATCGCCGCGCAAATGACCGCATCGCCGCGCGGGCAGAAGCCCGCGATACAGCCGTAAACCACACCGGCCAGCACCGCGCCGCACGCGGCCATTGCCATCTTACAGGTTTTCATTTCTCTTTCTCCTCTCGTTTTTGAGATATAATTCCCACGCCGTTTTCTGCAGGCGCTCAATGCGCCGCTGCATTTCCTCCGGCGGAACGTCACGGTAACAGTCGTCGTCTATGCGTACCGTACCATTCGGATAATGATATTCAGCCACGATTGCCACCGTAACCACCCCTTTCTAAAGCCTATGCTTAAACCGGCTTGTCTGTTGCCGTCCGCGCCGCTTCTGCCTCTAAATTGAACTTTTGTGCTTTCTCAAGCTCAATGCGGGCCGCGATCCGCAGGCTCTCCGGTGCTTCCGGATCGGCCATGATCTGCTCTGCCGTCATGGCAAGATATTCATTGTAAGGTTTCATTTGATATGCACCTCGATCTTCTCAGCCTTATCAAGCCACTCAGCAACGCGTTCCAGTGCTCCATCATGGGTGGTACACCAAAACTGCGTCCAATCACACCCGTTTTCGGGTTCTAAGCGCTTGACCCAAACTTCGTACTTCATTATTTCATCCCTTTCAGTAATGTTTCTGTTGACTACAATTAAGGAATATGTAACAATAAAATTGTATCCTTGCACGTCTCAAGAGGTGGAGCCCTAAAGAATATGGCGAAATTCTATGAAAGGATATCGCGCATGGATTACAAAATCTATGACAGGCTGCAGGCTGAGCTCGGCTGTATCGGTGATGAGTTTTCTCGAAACTGTTCCGCAATTCTTGAAAAGTCAACCGCAGACGAGCAGAGCAAGCAGCTTGTCGAGGAAATCTGTGCTGCTAACACCAGTGCGCTGAACGAACTCGCAAAGTCTATTTCAGATGCACTCATCGCAGCAGCAAGATAACCGTTCGCAAAGACCATCAGCTTTCGCTGGCGGTCTTTGTTTTTTCCGCACAGAAGAAATCGAAAGGCACGCTCAGTGCTTCGCAGATTGCCTCATAGTCCTCCACCGATATACGGTTTCTACCGTGTAATAAGTTGTAGAGCTTCTGTTTAGTCCAGCCGCACTTGTCAGCGATAAAAGTCTGCTTAATGCCATTCTGTTCAATGTAGTCGGAAATCTTTTCGTAAAAAGCCATCTAACGTCCCTCACCCCTTCCCTTCCGCCTGCTCGGCGTCCTTAGCAGGGCGCGAGCCTTTCACTATACGATAAAATGTCCGCTGTACCACATGGATTTCATACTGTGTCTTTTCAGGGTACTTTGCACGCACTTTCAGTTCATCTTTCAAAAAACCGTCCAGTGCTTCGGCAAGTGTGCCGGCCTGCCCAGCTTTCCCTTTAATGGTAATCTTTACTTTCATACATTCCTCGTTGTCTCTTTCCGCCTTCTCTGCTATACTGAAAAGCAGAAAGGAGGTGATTTCATGTCTGATAAAGAAATTGCCCTTCAGCTTACGCTCAAGCTGTTGGAAACCGGTCATTTCAGATCCGGAGATATCCAGTCTAATGCTGAGTTTGGTTCAGCCATTGCTGATATCTACAATTCGATTCTGCAGACTATTCATTGCGAATAATTTCAGAATTTCCAAACAGGTTGCAATCTTAGCCGTGGTATAGGTCGATTGCGCCGGAACGCTCTCCTTGCTCAGCTGCTCCACACAGTTGGCAAGGAGAGTTATTGTTTTCAGCACAATTTCTTCGGCGTTCTTTTCTAACAGTTCGTCCATCTTCTCACCCCTTCCCTTCCGCCTGCTTCGGTGCAACCATCGCCGCGCCCATCACGATCAAGTCCAACCGCTCCACAGTTTCCGGTGGCAGCTTAGAGATCGCCTGTGCAATGCGTTCCGTCTGTCGGCGTTTCTCCTCGGTTGTCATAAATATTGTCCTCCTCTCGTTGTCTTTTCCTATCCCCTCTGCTATACTGAAAAACAGAAAGGACTGATAAAATGAATACCTTGCTATGCCCATATTGCCAAACTGCAATTCCACTTTTCGATGCTACACAATCGAAATTCCTTATCTTTTTTCATAATAAAGAGCGTAACAACAGCCAATTAAACAGCATGGATGTTGAAGTGATCCACTG